AACAGTGGGGATTTTACTCCCCACTGTTTAAAATAGTATTAATCTACTACGTATCGGATAGCAACCTGAACTACTCCTGAAGCAGCACCACCTGCTAAAGTTATAGTTATAGGTAAGCCATCTTCATTAGCATCAACCACTGAACCTGCACCTAATGCAATAGTTGCAAAGGCATCTGTTCTAGCAGCAGATGATGTAGATGTTGCAGCTAAGTAAGCAGCTGCTGATAAAGCAACTGTAGTACCTGCAGCATTTTTATAGGCAGCATTTCCAACTGATAAAGTTGTAGATGCACCTAGAGCAGCGTTAGTTAAATAACCATCAATGATTCTTGCACCATTGGGTAAATTAACCATTTGAACAACGTCAGCGATAGCTGCAGATGCTAATGTAACATCAGCAAATGCAATTCTCAATCTTCCGCCTTGTTCATTCGTATCAATCTTTTCAGAAGGTACGTTTTGCGACCATTTTGTTTTCTGGTTAGAAAATAATGTAGCCATTATAGTTTTTCCTTTTTAGTTAGTTATTATTCGTCACAAGCTATTTGGACAACTTTTTCTTCTTCCATTCTAGTTGCACCAATGCTCATAGCATAATAAACTTGAGTGCTGTACGATTTGTCAGCTCTCTCGTCAATTCTTGCTAGAACATCTTGACCAACTGCTAATTTAATAGCGTCAGCTGTGAATGCGTAACATAGTCTGTCGTCTGTGTTTGTTGCATCAAATACTAATCTGTTAGACACAATAAATTTAAAACCTAGGAAAGAGTCTAATTGTCCCTGTGCTAGTGCTTTAACTGTATTGAAATCGCTAGATGTAACTTGAGTTGTTCCTAATAAATCACTTATTTGAGTTGGTCCACATAACAAATATCTTTGTATGCTTGGATCAACGTCAGCTAAATCAAGTATTTTTTTTGCAGATAAAAGTTTTGCAATAGTTAATCCATCAGCTTGTGATGAACTAAAAGGTTTCTGAGCTGCAGGTAATACAACAGAAGTAGATCCTGTTTCACCTGTAAAGCTAGTACCACCTAAAGCAGCGATTATCACATCATCCATAGCTCTTCCCATTGCAGAAGCCGCAGCTTTTGCATAAGAAGAAGTTGGATCAATTAATAATCTAACTTTGTCTGCATTGTCTATTAGATCAGCCCACTCATAATCAGCAAGAGAAACTCTTCTTCTTGAGTGCGGTGTATCTACCTGTGGAGTATCAGAGTGTCTAGATGTTCTAAGAACAGCAGTTGTTTTACCAACTTGATCAAAGAACGCATTCTTTCCTACTACTGACTCAACATCCACAGCTCCTCTTAAATACGATCCCATTTGTTGAGATAGCATTTGTACGTTTGAACTGTACTGCTGTACAAAAGCAGTTGTTATTTGATTTGACATATTGTCATTTCCTTTTGTTAAGTTAAGTTTAAGTTTATTTCAGAAAGTTCCCCACCACCGAGGTAGGCTATCTTGCATTTAACGACTGTTAGTCGGTTGTCTTTCCAACAGGCAAGTAAGGTTCTAATAGAATTGTCTTACAATTTCTAAGAAGATTTAATTAAAAATCTCCCTAGAAATCGCAATACATCAATTTTGAATTGATTGCAATAAGATTATTGCGTAAGCATTTCTCTTAATGCTAGCACCTGATTAACTACTTTGTTGTGATTAGGGTGCATTTTGTTCCAATAAGCACCTTGCCTATCAGTTGTTAGTTCTTCTATTTCTTTTTCTACATCTCTACCTTGAAGTATATTATCAGATTCTGATCCAACAATTTGATCTTCAGATAAGAGATTAGCAATGTTAGAGAATGCTTTAATAATTTTAGGATTATCTCCTAATCTACTACCATCTCTTAATTGCGTATCTAGAAGTTCTGGTTCTAAATATGTTTGTGCAACATTAGAAGCTCTTCTTAAATTCTCATCATAAGATTTACCCCACTCTGATCTTAAAGAATTAGCAGCGGATGCTTGTGCAGCTTCCATATTAACTGACATTTCTTTTGCAGATCCTTCTAGTGTTGATTTATAAAACTCTAGAATACCTTGAGCTTGTTTATTATTTAAACCTAGCTTGTGAGCATTCTGTGCAAATCCTTTGATGACATTTTCATCAACAGGAGCAACATCAGTTTTAAATTCTAAAGTATATTTATCAGCAGATTCTGGTCTGCCTAATTTATTATATACTTCATTCCACTGTTCATCTGTTGCAGTTTTTCCTGGTAGAGGAATCTTATCTGTACCAATCATAGATACTGCATTGATGTAGCTTTTAGCTAACGCATCTAATTCAGTAAATTTTTCTATATTTGGATTAGATCTATATTCTTCAGAGATCGCTTCTTTCCAAGTCTTACCAGATGTAGGTTCTTGAGGTTGTTGTGTTGAGCTTAGTATTGGTTGTGCTGTTGCTGTTGTAGTTGGTTGTGCAGTAGCAACAGGCTGAGTTCCCTCAGTTGTCTGTATTTCTGACATTTTATTTTCCTTTTAGTTTATCATTTAGCAGCATGTTTTTAATAAATAGAAGAACGCTGCGTTGTCCCTCCATATATGCACTTTCATGGCTATCACCTCTTACGTTGGTGGTAACATTATAGTGGCATCTCTTTTCTAAATCTGTCATGACAATTTTGCCATCATCAGATTCAAAAACCATTTTATAATATTCTTTTAATTTATTTACTTGATCTTCCATTTATTTTCCTTTCGTTTTTTTTTATTCTTCTGGGTTTACTAAAGCTCTTGCCTCCTCAGGTAATGCTTTTGCTAATGGTGCTACAGCTCCTCCTGCTTGTGCAATTTGTTGCATCTGTTGCATTTGTTGTTGTTGCATCATCTCTTGTTGTTTCTTTTGTCTAATGGCATTTACTTCTGCTTTAGAGTTTAATACTTTAGCAGGAACACCAACGATGTCAGCTAAGTGCATTACTAAGTTATCAATATTAATATGATCAAACACTGGAGATACTTGTGCAAGTGATCCAAATATTTCTATTGCTCTCATAATAGATTGTAGTTCAGAAGATCTTTGTGCTTTAGCTAAAGGTGATACATATTCAATTTGTATATCTTGACCAGATAAAAAATCTGGTGCTGGTCTAAATAATTTCTTTCTAAGTAATATTGCAAATGTTCTATCAATTAATGGTCTAAGTAATTCTGATTGTAATCTACCTAATACTGGACCAAGTAATCTCATCTTCTCTTCGTTACGTTGTACAACTTCTGTTGCTGTCATTTGTGGACCAGACTGCATCATTAATTGATTTACATAAAACGCATCTCTAATAGCACCTCTTCTTTGCTCTTCCATATTTAAACCTAATGGATTATTTGCACCAATGTTTAATGGTTCAATTCTATCTCTTGTGCCAGCTCTATAAAAATTTAAACCACCTGGTACTGTTCTTATTGGTAATATAAATCCATCATCAGGAACTAATAAAGGTGGATCAACTTGTTTCTGTGCAGCTTTAATAGTTGTCTTAGACATTTCATTTAACATCTTAACATCTGGTAAAGCAGTCATTGCAGGAGATCTTCCATAAATTTCAAATGATGCTTTTAAATAACGTGGCACTACATAAGGGAACTCATTAAATCCTGATTGTGATATTTCATGTTTGTTATCTAATTCAATATAGCAAGATGCAAATGGCATATTCTTGTTATCTTTTTTTCTAGGATCATAATTATCTCTTGGATAAACAACATGTAAGATTGTAATTTCTTCATAAGGATCTTGTGTTGCAAGAACTCTTGTAGTTTTAGATAAACTCTTTTCGCCAAATTGCTGTACACAAGCACGTGCTGTTAATTTAAATTTTCTATAGACTGTATCAACTTTACCTTTATTATTTTCTGATATGTAAACTTCACCAATGTGTCTTGTTGAAAATCTAACAATGTCTTCTTCATCTTCTTCAATGTACATTGCTGCTGTACCAAACGTAATTAGATCATGATACAATTCAAATATTTCTTGTTGGAAATTTGATCTGTTAAATGCTTCATACATTTTATCTGTAGCATCTTCTAACCATTCGTTAGCTACATCTTCATCTATTAAATCTGCTTGTTTAAATTTTAATGAGAACCAAGGTGTTGCAGGGTTAGTAAGCATACCATGTAGAGATGCTGATAATAATTCTACAGCATGTAATGGAGATGAATCAAATATTAACTCAGATCGTTTATCACCTGGTGATCTTTTTTTAGTTACGTCTGCTTTTCTTGGTAGCATGTAGTCTGACACTTCTTGCCAATGCGTTTCCCAAGTTTGTCTTTTTGTAACTAATTTATGAAATCTCTTTAAGAGATCTTTTACTAAATCTGTTTCACCCATGTTACCCTAGTAATGTTGGTGTGCCTAAAGTTGCACCTTCTTGAACGCCTGCAGATCCTGTTAGGATAGTCATAGATCTACCACGTCTTCTTCTTTTAATTCCTTTGTTATCCATTTCTGTTGCACCTGCTTGAGATACTTCTGCACTTGTTGGTGCATAGGTTGTTGCAGCTACTGGAGCAGGAGCTGGTGCAGGAGCTGATGGTTTAGATTGAAAAGGATTTGGAATTGGTCCACCCATATTATCCTAATAAAGTTTTCTTCTCTGTTGTTGCTTCGTCAATCAATGGAGATGTTAATATTGTACTTGCTCTACCTTTACGTCTTCTAATAATTGCATCTTGTTCTTCTTTTACTTTTGCCTTCTCTGCTTCCGACAGTTCTGCTTTTGGCGGTTCAGGTAAAGGTTGCACTGGTGGCAACGCTGGCATTTTTGGCGATAAGAATCCCATAATTTATATAATCCTATAATCACTATCTGCTATACTTTGCGGAGCAGATTGTCTAGTATTTATTTCTTGGATTCCAACTGCAAGGTAACGCATAGCATCACAAGCGTGTGAACTCCAATCATGTACAGGCTTAGATCTAAACATTCTGTTCTTATCTATAAACTTCCTATGGTAGTGTCTTAACGCATCTATAAGTTTTTTGCAATGGTCTGTATCAATCCAACATCTAGGTAGTAACATTGTAGTTGCATGAATGCCATCTTCAAATGGAATCTTAGGAACTACTTTAAAATTTACACCTAATTGATAAGCAACCTCACGTCTTGTTTTGCCATTACCAAAATCTGTAACTTCAATATCGTGTGGTGCAAAATGATCTTTATAAACGTAATCTTTAGTTTGTAGCATTTGAACATAGTGCGGTAACCCTTGACCACGTTCTTCGTAGTAATCTATTATATTAATTGCTCTTCCCATTTGTTGAAAGAATATAACTGCTGAATGATCTGACACTCCTAGATCCCACGCAGTAGATACAGGTAGTGATGGATCATAAGGAACTCTTGTTAGCTGCTTAGCATCTTCTATCTTAGTTATGGTATCTCCATAAACAGCACCTTCTATATTTGCAATCCAATCGCATTCAAATTCTTGTAGGTATTTCTTTTCACCCATTACTTTCTTTGCGGCTTCTAATTCTGATTGATCAACTATATTTGTTTGAGATGCTTTAGCTTTATAATGAAACCATTGCTTATCCCCTTGAGCATGTTGAAACAATTCATAGAAGTTATTATTAGTACCTTGTGGTGTACCAATAAATACGCACCATCCTTTTCTATCTGATAATGCTGGTCTTATAATTTCTGTAAATAACTTACCTTGTACGTTTGCATACTCATCAATAACGCAACCATCTAAATAGATACCTCGTAATCCATCTGAGTTCTCTGAACCTAACAATGTTATTCTAGCTCCATTTGGTAAGTCGCAAC